AAATTCTTCGTTTACAACTGGTGCAATTTTAAACTTTTCATTATGTTCCTGTAAAATCTTAGTCACTTTAGGTATATCTTTAATAGTCATTTTTTTCCACGTATGTTTGCATGGTCCACGAACTTCATGATAATGTTCACGAGTATGACTTGATTGATGAAATTTGGTTTTTATAAGATGTTTAACATCTAGAAACCTATGCCAATAATACGATTTCGATATGGGTGTCGGAATATTTATATGGGCGGTGTATATAGCTTGCCATATATTTTTGAGTGCGATTCGTCTTTTAATTTCATCTATAAGAATAGGCGCAAATCCATAATTTCTATATGATTCGTGGACACATAGATAATTGATTTGTGCCATTTTCATAACTTTATCATCTATGCGTACATCTACATCTGTAGTTGTGATATACCCAACCAACTCTCTAGTTGTAAGTTTACGAATTGCTACACTGTTATCGATTGACCATTTAAGTATTTCTGGTGTGTAATAAAGTTTGAAAAATGAGTTGCCTAGATAATGTTGTTGTAAAAATGTGAGAGCTTCGTTATTTTTACATGATGACCATATAAATTCGGGTGGTAATATTTTAGGTTTAGATGCTAACAGTCCAGTCGTTTCATTCGAAGTATACATACGTGTAGTTGGTTGTTTATCCCAGTATTCATGCATTTACATAGATAGTAGCTTAAAGTTTTAAGCCAACACATAAATATAATGTCTCTTGAACAAGATTATACCACTGTACCCGGTCAGATCTTTGCTTGTCTATCCATTGTCGGTCCTGAGTGCCCCCAAAAGAATGAGAAGTTTGGTATTAAGATCCGTGGTGCATTTGCCACCCGTGATGAGGCCGCTAAGCACGCTGCACGTCTACAGAAGGAGGATGCCACTTTCGATATTTACGTAGTTGACATGTATAAGTGGCTTTTGATCCCTCCCGATTCTGAGAAGATTGAAGATGTTCACTATACCAACGATAAACTCGAAGAGATTATGAAGGGCTACAGGGAGAACCAGTCCGAGGCTGCTCGTATGTTTAACGAACGTAAAACAGCGATGATGGCTGAGAAGAATCATTTCGTATCAGGTGATGATAATTCCAAGTTTTACAACAAGCCTGATGAGGCTCCTATCTCTCACCCAGCCGAGGTCCTTGAACGGCTCAAGAAGGAAAAGCCTGACACTCCCATGGAGGAGCTTGTAAAGGAGGCTGATGAGATTGTTGCTGAGGAGATGAAGCAGCGTCAGAAGCAGCGCGAGGAGGAGGCGTCTAGGGATGCTAAGTTGGAGGAGGTAAAGGAGGAGGGAGAACCCGAAGTTTCTTCTGCGTAAATAATATTCATATACATTAAATAAAAATGCTTCGTATAATTCTAACAATATTGTTAGTCGGGGCTTTCTTTATTTTGTTTTTTAAACCAAATTACAATTTAAAAAACAAAACAGATTTAGGTTCAGTAGCAACTGATACAGGTACTGAGGAGGTTTCAACAACGGATGGTTTCGTCGAAGATACACACAGGGGTCCCATTCTTTTTGGGCGAGATGGAATTCCCCCAAGATATGGTGATATAGGTACGTTTGTTGCCTATTCAACTGTTCCGGAGACTCACTGGTTAAGTGGATTTCCGCAAAAGGGTGTGAATAACGATATGTACGAGGACACAGATACAAAACTTTCTACTCGTATAAGAGACTTAAGTATATCTTAAGATGACTGGTTGCATCGTCTTTCCCATAAAAAATCCTAAAAGAAATACTGCAAATGCAATAATCCATGTGGATTTATCGATATCGGTAAAAGGGTCAAATTTTCCAGGTTGAGGAGGGGATTGCGGGTAATTCATTTCACTTGGATGAAAATAATATGGTTGATCTTGAATCATTTCATCCTTATTATTATCTTCATTCTTCTCCTGAATTAAAGGGTCAAGGTTTGGGGTATACTCAATAGGATTACCAATATCAGTTTCCATTTCTAATATAGAATCTGTTTTTTTTAAGCTGATTCTTCCTCACTTTCACTCGCTTCCTCGTCATCTACCACGAAATCCTTGAGATTGCCATTATCATCAGCGTCTTCGTCATAATCGTCATCACTACCTTCTTCTGAGTTATATTCGTCTTCAGTATCTATTACTGAATCGTCTTCAAAATCTTCATGATCATCTGTGGCATAATCGTCATCTAGTACAGTTTCTACTGGTATATAAAGAACGGGCTTCTTTATAACCCTACCAAAGCGAGAACGAGTACTAACTACCATTTATATACTTTAAACACTGTTCTGTTTAAGTATCTTTAGGGTGAAGTTTACTAGTTATTTTAGGGAGTAAGATGTGAGTTCTCCCACTGTTCTTCTTACATATTGGACATTTTTGTTTTATTTTGTTTTTAGTAATGACATATGACATAGTTTTATTCTCATGCACACCAGAAATAGTTTCACAGTAGTTAGATGTGGTTAAAACTAAAAAATTGTTTTTATCCCTAGTTACATTAACCACACGTGTATCATCGTTACACTTCATATTCTTATTAATGAAGTTTTCAAGATCTGGTTTTACATCCATCTGTTTAATTTCTGGTTTTTCTACAACTTTTTTAATTTCTGGACACTTACTGATAACCTCCTTTTTGGGGTAAAGTTTATCAATAATGTCACTCGTCAATTGATGTCGGCGACCACAAAAGTATTCACAAAAGCCATCACGACGTCCCAAAATAGTTTCATGTCGACTGAAACATTTCTGGAGAATGAACTTACCACTAAGTATAAACCATACATGATTCGAACTATGATTTCTTTTTACATTTTCACAGTATCTAGAAGTCGTCGCCGCGAAATAGGTTTCTTTGTTTTTGAATAGTTTAGTGATATATGCACCCCCCTGACCCTCCATATTTTTTCGAATAAACGTTTCGATTCGGTTTTTCAATTCCTCATCATAAATTTCATTATTAGTTTGATCTTCTAGAAAAGAATCCTCCTTGACTCGTATAGACACTGAAGGTGATTCCACTGAAACTGTGGTAGGTGCGTCAGTTCTAACAGCTGACATTTTAAGAATTTCAACTGACGGTTCTTGACTTATTCTCACGAGAGAACCAACCTTGTAAATAAAAACTGGGAGATAAGCCAACTGATCAACCCTACCATGTTCACAATCCTTACATCCCCGACCCCCACATGTTTCATGTTTTGCTCGTTTGTATGACCATGGCATCCTAAACCCACTTCCTTTAGTCTTCCTACGTGTGTCACCATACACAGATGAATCAATAATATCATTCCAATCCATATCACCTTTAAATTTAGAAAGAGACACTAGAATATGTTCACGGAGTGCGACGGCTGAAATTTGATCAACCACGAAATTAGGCCAATTGAGGTGTACACCCGTTTTCATTAGATCTCCAGACACCTTTGGTGGTGATACAGAAACGAGACATTCTTTACCACCATGAAATTTAACAGTTTCACAAATATTTTTAGATATATCACGGATATCGTCAATACCTAGGGGATCGACATCTTTATAGTCGATGTCAACGAAAAAGTTATAGGTCTCACTCTTTTGCTCGACGACGTAAATTCTCTCACCAGATTTTACAGACTCTATATACTTATCGTAAAATTCATTCAATCTATCAAATGGCACTGAGAGTTTACCCCCGTCCATGAGCACATGTGATAGATTGGTAGCATTATTGAATTTTTGGGAAGTGTACCAATTCTTAAACATACCTTATTATTGTTCTTCATCTCTAAACCATTTCATACATGATACGTCCTGATATTCTTGATTTTGAGAAATTTGCTTTTTAAAAGTAAGTAATTCGTAAACCGTTTTACTTTCATTATCTTTGTACCACTGTTCAATCTCCTCTTCGCACAGTCCTCGGTTCTTCTCGAGTAGTTCACCAATCTGTCTTAAAATAAAAGCCTTGGACTTCATTATTTAATAGAGAAGGTTTTTCTATTGTGAGAACTTATACACGCGTAAAATTGGGGATTCTTAATGACATTATCTATGATCAACTTCCATCGTTTACGTCCGTTGAATTCTTCGAGTGTATCATAGCTCATGAAGTCATTTTCATCATGGGTTTTACGAATAGGTTGATTGTTCATTTTTTTGATTTGTGTTTTGTGTTTTTCTTCGTAAAACTTACGAATTTGTGTTTGTTGCTCTGATCGATTGTAATTGACGAAGAATATGAATACGTTATATTCTAGGTCTACTGTTGGGCTTTCTTTATGTATAAATTTGAATTCTGTATATTCACCATTTTTTAGTGACACGACACCACGTGTCTCTTCTTCTAATTCTCGTAGGGCACACCTCAAGGGGTTGTAAATTTCTCGTCTTCTACACCCACCCGTTACGAAAATCCAATCTTTAAATCTCCAGTCTCTTACTGTGAGAAATCTCGGTTTCCCATCGGTAAAAGTAACCGGTACTGCAATCGCTTTGTACTTCTTCATTGCGCATTCGCAAGTTATAATAAGTGGATATGATTATTCTTCGGATTTTTCATCCACCTCATCGATATCTTCAAGCTTCTTTTCAGGTACAGGAACTGGAGCAGAAACTGGCTCTGGGGGTGGAGCTAAGTGTCGAACGACCTGGGCTGAGAAACCTTTAAAATTGTCAATATCCTGTTTAGCCTTGTTTAACTCTTTAAACATGTAAATCATACCAATTGCAAAAACAATCGCTGCAACGATGAGTAGTGTGTCTTTATTGACTGGAACCATTTATAAATGAAAATGTCATTTTCTTTTTAAGCTTTCTACATCACGGCACCCATTCTAGTCTTACCAGCGGTGGGGCATTCGTATGGGCTCTGGGCAAATTGAACGGCTTCGTAATGCGCATTTTCACACGATTTGCTTGTTGGTTGTGTGGGTTGACCAACAAACTTTTCGAGTGTCCTGGAGTTAGGATCGTACGTCAATACAAAAACGATGGCAAGGAGAAATACTACTGTCCAAAACATCTTTTATTATTTACACATATAATTAGTTACTATAGAGAAGACCGGCCATACCGTTTTCGATGCGGAGCACGTTGTAGTTTACGGCATAAATATCTTTACCAACATCCTGGTTATCATTGATAATACGAGCACTGTCTAAACGACTGAAGTTCAAAGTACCAGTGGGCTGAAGCTTTCCAGTGTCGAGACAGAAGGGCATCAAGAAAAAGTACTTGGGGTAATTCATCTGGTAACCACCACCATAGGAGGTGTGGTAGAAAAGAGGTACAGTGCTGAAGTTGGGGTGAGCAAACTTGTAGTCAGAAACATCTGTACCATTGATTTGGAGCTTAAGTTTGTTATTAGCGTTAAGGATCGCAAGATCGGCTGCGTCTCCAGAAGCCAAATATTTCACGGGGTGGTTGAAGTTGAGCTCCTGGATCTTGGCACCAGAGGCAACCGCCTTCTGAACCTGGGTGATGAGCATGTTTTGGGGCTGGGAAGCGAAGACCTCACGCTCCTGGGTATCAAGGTACGCGTAATTGGCGTAGACGTCCCACTTCTTGCTGGAATCAGCAGCGGCGGCACCCCAAGTGATTCGAAGCTCCACATCATGATACTGGAGAGAAATGAGTGGGAGAGCAGTCTGCCAGTTCTCACAGAAAGCGAAGCGAAGCGGGTAGAAGTTCTCATTGTTACCACCACCGTAGAGATCAGCAGCAGAACACTTGGCGTAGTTGGTCGCGGCAGTTCGGGGAGCGATGAATGTAGAGTAGGTAGAATCTTGTTCATCAATAACTTGACCTCCAATTAATAATTCGACCTTGGAAATTACAGTCCTCCAGTCAGCAACAGCAACCGTCGCAGAACCTGTGTTGGCGACTAGGTAAACATAGTTGAGCATGTCACCCTTGCGCTCGAAGCGAATGGTGGACATACCATTGTTGGAGACGTTGCCTTGAATGACCTGACGCTCGACAGTTTGGGAAAAATTTGTATGACGTTTGTAGGTGGAGCGGAAGAAGCTCACCTCGGGCTGACCAACGAGGTGTACATCCTGAGCACCGACGGCTACGAGTTGGGCAATACCACCAGACATTTTATAATATAGTGAGAGTTTATTTTTAAGCTTGAACGAATCTGTAATATTCCTGGAAGGTTAGATACGAGGGAATCGAGACCTTATAAAATGGGTGTTTCATAGGGTCTTTTTTTTATGTACGACTTCGTAAAAGTTGGGACTAGGCACTTTCTAAAACTGTGATTCGAGCTTCCAAATTGACAATCTTCTCCTTTTCAGTTTGGAGCTGGCGGTCTATCTCCTGTATAGCAGCCGTTGATATTGTCCATATAGAACTTTTGTTAAGGGTAAGAACGTCGTCTAATTCCTGTCCGTACACGAATAGTTGATTACCACTGATGACGTTATCATATTCATCTAATGCACCTGTGAACATTGAAACATCATGGTCAACCTCGATGGTATGTTCGTCGATAACTCTTGTGATTTTTACTTGCTTATCCGATCCATCAGTGTCTATTATTTTGATGCTTGTAACATTACTCACAAGGTTGCTAGTATTAAATGATGAAAATGTTATGACATTACCATCTGTGACGTTCCCCACATTGTAAATATTTGGGATGTATTTAGTCGTGGTATTCGTTGAATAGGGTAATACATTAGATACATCTTGAGCTATGAAACCCCACACATAGTCATCACCTCTAATTTTATCTATATATTTGTATTTTTTTGGTTTGAGAAGTCTTAGAATGTCTAAGGCCTCATTATCTTCAACATCACTGATGTCCGTTTTGATGCGTGCATCTGAATATGACGCGAGAAATCCTCCCGTTACTATACTACCCGAAGCGTAAATACCCGTATTAGTTATAGTCCCCTGGTTGCGGATAAACCACTTTTGGTAATTATCACCATAGCCCGTGTTCGTAGAAACATAAATCCTCCAACCACCACCTATGCTTGCATTAGTTGGATGCACAGTTAAACCTGCATTTGCGTAATAACCCCCGATAGAGACCCTATTGTATCCCGGCGCGTTCTTCTGATACAATCCATATAACATCTCGGCTCTACCAGAGGTACTAGGGTCCGATGGTTTATTATAAATGTGTGATTTAATTCTATAAGTTATCACTCCAGACGACGCCCCCGCATTCTCTATGTAATGCCATACATGATAATTCTCGTTGCCATCCGCCTTCCAAAACCACCGATGGGTGAGATAATTGTCAGAGTTTATACCCGAAGCGTGGGGTGTACCAGAAAACTGCCTTTGAAATTCAAATCTGTTACTATTATATTGACTGTTACCTTGCGATGTTACTTCGACATATCCATTCGCTTGTGTACTGAAACGACCTATATACTTATAGTTATTATAGTTACCCGAGTATGTAAAAGTTTCTCGATATACAGATTTTATTACAGCGTTACCAGGAATTGTGATTTGACCCGCACTATCGACAGTCAAACGATCCTCGTCGTCGGTGATGATTTTGAATGTATCTGTACCCGAAAACCCGAATTTCGCATCGGCGTCCCCGACGTGATGGATGTAGTCAGGTATGAACATGTTGGTATCTAATGTTACACTACCTTGAGCGTTGATAATCAAACGATCCGACCCAGCTGTGGCGATTTTGAATGTATCTGTACCCGAAAATCCAAAAAGGTTGTTGTCATCCCCGGTGTGTTTGATATATTCATGAATGAATACGTCACCCTGGAATGTGTTGATATTAGTCATCTATTATAACTCCACAATTTTTTTAGCAGTCTGTGACGCTCCTAAAAAAATGGTTTTAGAAAGTTTTGGATGTATAGTTTAATAGCCGAATGTAGCTAGTGCGTCACCATTATGGGCAATTGCGTGTACTCCACCACCTGAGGTTGGTGACATATATTCAACAAAAACGTGAACATTACCAGAAACCGCCATAGCTCCTGAAGTGTATAGCGCAACTGTATTAGCTGTAGTGCTTACATTTGACGCCCATGGTGTAGCGTTGTCAGTTGTACCAAAAATAGTTTGATTGCCCACTGAAATTACATTACTACCAGAGTTGATGCTCCCCGCTTGGGAACCACCATTTACATCGAGTAATATTGTACTCACATGCTCATTTCTATCAACAAGGGTAGCTGTAATTTTTGCGTGGAATATATTGGAAGTAAAGTGGATGTTTGTTGTGGGAG